CCGGCTTCCCAAAAATTCCCCGGGGGTATATTTCTGACAAACAATCCACTTTTTTCCGGGGTTAAAAGTATGGGGAAAGGAGCTCGAACTCTATAAGTAAGGAGAGGAGGTCGCTTGCCAGCGAGAAGAAGACGTTCCAAAGATGAACGAACTCCTCGTAAACCGGCAGCAACTCCTGAAGCTCGTGAGAATGAGATGGTTTCTTATGCTATTGATCTTGCCGAGGAGCAGATTCGTGATGGAACAGCTTCATCTCAAGTCATTACGCATTTTCTAAAGCTGGGTTCGACTCGTGAACGTCTCGAACAGCAACGACTGGAGCATGAAAACGAATTGACTCGTGTAAAGATCGAGGCTCTTGAATCTCAGAAGCGTGTAGAAGAGTTGTATCTGGAAGCACTTCAAGCAATGCGCTCATATTCGGGTGAGTTACCACCTCCTGATTCTGATGTCGAAGATTAGGACATATTCGGAGCTTCGGCAACTAGAATCGTTCTTAGAACGATATCGCTATCTTAAACTCCGGGGAGGTGTTGGTACAGCAACTTTTGGATTTGATAGATGGATTAACCAGCGTTTTTACAAGTCTCGAGAGTGGATACGTGCTAGAGATTATGTCATAGTTCGTGATAACGGCTGTGATTTAGGCATTCTGGGATTTGAAATTCATACAGACCTATTAGTTCATCATATGAATCCAGTAACGATAGATGCTGTTACAAATAGTGATGATTGGCTTCTTGATCCGAACTTTCTTATAACGACGTCTCTTAAGACGCATAACGCTATTCATTACGGAGATGAAAGCCTACTTCCTAGAGGTCCAATTGTAAGAGAGGCAGGTGACACAAAGCTTTGGTGACTAAAACTATTACGAATCATCCAGCTGAGACGGCAATGCCAATCGCAACTGTATTGGCGGCATTGATTGCAAAGCTGGTTGGTGTAGAAGATACGGATACGATTCTTTATTTGGCTCTAGCTCTCTCCTTTATTCCGGCTGCCGTAACTTGGGTTGTGAATTTAGTGAGAAAGCCCGATGGAAGTCCCGTGGATTGATTTAGAAATTACATGGGCTGGATTAGGTACTTTTCTTATAGGTATTGGTACGGCGCTTAGTGGAGTTGCCGCGTTTATAGCAGTTCGAAAACATAAAAACGGTAAGGAGAATAATGGCGACTCGTCAACGATTGAGTAAGAACTTTGTTGTAGAGGAATTTGATTGTAGAGATGGTTCCAAGGTGGGAGCTCGTCATTACAATGGTTTGGGTTATTTGTGTCGAACGTATTTAGAACCATTGCGAGCTAAGTATGGACGTGTTACAATCAATTCTGGTTTTCGAAGTGTAGAGCATAATAGAAGAATTGGTGGCGCTAGTAAGAGTTATCACGTTTATACAATTCACGATGGTAACGATCATGCGGCAGATATTACGTGCGCGCGAGGAACTCCTGCGCAGTGGCATGCTACGCTTAATTGGCTACGCAAGACTAAGCGTGGTGGCAGAGGTGGACTAGGATTGTATCGTACGTTCGTGCACATCGATACTCGGGATTATCAAGCTAATTGGAGGGGATAACATGACTGAACATGAAGCAGAAACACCGGTTGGTCTTCCTGATGAGTCAGAAGTAGAGGTTCCCGATGAGGAACCTGTTGCTGATGAAGATACTATGCCTCAGGAAGAAGCCGATGCGGACGAGACGGTGGATAATGCTGAGAGTGATGACGCTGAGGTAGCTCCAGATTCTCCTCCTGTGCCAGCTCCGGATACTACTCCACCCGGACCGTCTGAAGATTCAGCAGCATAATTTAGAAAGAAAGATGGGTGAGATAAATGGAACCTAGTATTCTTAATAGTACTAAGAAGGTTTTGGGTATTGCCGAAGATTATACAGTATTTGATGTAGACGTTACTATGCATATTAATACCGCACTTTCTACACTCACCCAGCTGGGGGTTGGACCCACCGAAGGTTTTACTGTCGAAGATGCTGGTGATGAGTGGGAAGACTTCGTCGATCCCGACGATCATCAGTTCAACGCAGTCAAGTCCTATGTATATCTTAAGGTTCGGATGCTTTTCGATCCGCCCTCGACGTCGTATCTTATTGCGGCACAGCAGAAGCAGATCGAAGAGCTCGAGTGGCGTCTGAATGTCCATCGGGAAGAGACGGGTTGGGTCGATCCAGATCCACCCGTTCTCCTCCCGGATGAAGCTGCTTAGGAGGTTGCTGTGGGAGTTGCAAATGTAGAACTTCTGTCTGCTTGGCAGAATAGTGGAAGTGATGGTGTAGAGAGAGAAAGTGCTCAGGATGAGTATGATCGAAAGCAGGCCGAGAAGGTTGCTCAGATTAGAGAGCGACAGATCCGACTAGGTCATATTTCTGCACCAGAAGAGGAGCCTCAGTCTGAAGCAGAGAAGCCAGAGAAGCCAGAGAAGGAATAGGAGGTAGAATGGACGCCTCCGAGGCAGTTGTAAAAAACATTCTTGAACACTTCGGTGTGAAAGGAATGCGTTGGGGCGTTCGTCGCAAAGCTACGGTTGGGCCACGAGAAATTGTTGTTAGTGATAAAAGAAAGAAGCTCAAGATCTCTGGTGGTCAAGGGCGTCCGGCGAGCCCCGATGCAGTTCGTGCTCGTTCACTCGGACGAGTTGGAAAGAAAAGTGGACTCAAAGCTCTTTCTGATAATGAGCTCAATGATTATTCGAGGCGATTGCAGCTTGAACAGAATGTAAAGCGCCTTGAGTATAACGAAAAGAATGCTGCTCAGAAATTTGTTGCCGGTCTTCTTGGTCAGCGTGGAGGTAGAGCTCCAGATGAAGCTGGTAATGAAACTAGAAAGAGGATAGGCAAAGCTATTAAAGCTAGCGCCGCAGCTGCTGCTGCCGCTTAGAGAGGAGGGTTAGCGTGGGCCTGTCTAATACAACGACACCGATTTATTACGGTCGGTTTCGTGAGGCAGTTCTTCGAGGTGAGATTCCTGTAAACCGTGAAATCTCCCAGGAGATGAATCGGATCGATTCGCTCATCGCTAACCCTAACATGTATTATGATGATCAAGCAGTTGAAGGATTTATTCGTTATTGTGAAGGAGAATTAACATTAACTGATGGATCAGATCTTCATCTTCTTGATTCATTCAAACTTTGGGCGGAACAGATCTTTGGTTGGTATTACTTCGTCGAGCGGTCAGTCTATGTCCCGAGCAAAGATAATCGTGGAGGACACTATGAGAAACGACTGATTAAAAAGCGGCTCATTCTTAAACAATATCTAATAGTTGCTCGTGGAGCAGCTAAATCGATGTATGCGTTTTTGATTCACAGTTATTTTCTAAATGTGGATGTATCAACTACGCATCAGATCAATACTGCTCCAACAATGAAGCAAGCCGAAGAGGTTTTATCTCCATTTCGAACTTCCATCACGCGCTCGCGCGGGCCATTATTTAAGTTCCTTACCGAAGGATCCCTGCAAAATACAACAGGATCGAGAGCTAATCGTGTCAAATTGGCTTCTACAAAGAAAGGTATCGAGAACTTTCTTACTGGCTCAATCCTTGAGATCCGTCCAATGGCCATTAACAAACTACAGGGACTCCGTCCTAAAATCTCTACAATCGATGAATGGCTATCGGGAGATCTACGAGAAGATGTTGTCGGAGCAGTTGAGCAAGGCGCTTCAAAGCTTGAAGATTTCTTAATTGTAGCTATCAGTTCTGAAGGAACAGTTCGAGCTGGTTCTGGTGATACAATTAAGATGGAGCTTGCAGATATTCTTAAAGGTGAATACTATGCGCCTCATATTTCAATCTGGCATTACAAGCTAGATGAAATCGAGGAAGTTGCAGATCCCGCAATGTGGGTCAAAGCTAATCCAAATTTAGGAGCAACGGTCTCTTATGAAACTTATCAGCTTGATGTGGAGCGTGCTGAGAAAGCTCCAGCCTCACGCAACGACATCCTTGCGAAGCGTTTTGGGATTCCGATGGAGGGTTACACTTATTTCTTTACTTACGAAGAAACTCTGGTTCATCGGGCTCGTGAATTCTGGCAGATGGCTTGCTCTCTCGGCGCGGACCTTTCGCAGGGCGACGATTTTTGTGCATTCACGTTTCTATTCCCTCTAGGTAGAGAAAAGTACGGAGTAAAGACTCGGAGCTATATTACAGAATTAACATTAATGAAGCTTCCTGCAGCCATGCGTCAAAAGTATGATGAGTTTATCAATGAAGGAAGTCTTCATGTCATGGATGGGAATATTCTAGATATTATGGAGGTATATGAGGATCTAGACAGATTCATCCAGACTTCTGAGTTCGATGTTCGCGCGCTCGGGTATGATCCGTACAATGCTAAAGAATTCGTTGCTCGTTGGGAAGGTGAAAACGGACCTTTCGGTATTGAGAAGGTTATTCAAGGTGCAAAAACAGAATCGGTGCCGTTAGGCGAAATCAAGATTATGAGTGAAGAAAGACTTCTTATATTTGATCAGTCACTCATGTCTTTTGCCATGGGAAATGCAATTACGCTAGAAGATACTAATGGAAATCGAAAGCTTCTAAAGAGGCGCCAAGATGAAAAGATTGATAATGTTTCTGCGCTTTTGGATGCTTGGGTTGCATACAAGCTGAACAAGGAGGCTTTTGAATAATGAGTGTTCCACCTAAAAGAGCTTCGATTACTTTAACTGAAGCGACGCTACTTGTTATTGCGGTTTTTATTATCCTTGCCTATTTTACCGGCTGGGATCAAAATCTATTGAATTAACTAGGAAGGGAGGTGTAATGTGTCGCGATTTGGTACGACGTTAAAACATGCCTGGAATTTATTCGCAAATTTGGAAAATAGACGTGCTTTCTCTCAGTACGGTGATCCAAATTACGGAGGAAGACCAGATCGCGTAAGGCTCCGAATTCCTAATGAACGATCCCTTATTTCTTCAATTTATACACGTCTTAGTATTGATGTTGCTTCGGTTGATATGCGTCATGTACGAACGGATGATCAGAAACGATACCTTGAAGATATCGAAAGCGGCCTGAATAATTGTTTGACGGTCGAAGCTAATCTCGATCAAGCTGCGCGCGCTTTTCGGCAGGATGTAGCTATGACTCTTTTTGATAGAGGCGTTGCGGCACTTGTTCCCGTCGATACAACACTTAATCCAGAGCTCGGTGGATTCGATATCTTAACGCTTCGTGTTGGTGAGATTGTAGCGTGGTATCCACAGTATGTACGAGTAAGTTTATATAACGAAGCGGTTGGCCGACGTGAAGAAATTACTTTGAAGAAGTCGGCTGTAGCTATTGTTGAGAATCCGTTGTATGCAGTTATGAATGAACCGAATTCAACATTGCAGCGTCTACTTCATAAGCTTAATTTGTTGGATGCTATTGATGAAGCATCTGCTTCTGGTAAATTAGATATTATCATTCAGCTTCCATACGTAATTAAGTCAGAAGCTCGTAGACAACAGGCAGAACAACGTCGTGCAGATATTGAGTTTCAACTTAAGGGTAGTCAATACGGCATCGCGTATACTGATGGGACCGAAAAGATTACTCAGCTAAATCGACCGGCCGAGAATAATCTTATGGGCCAAATTGAGTTCCTAACCGAGATGCTTTATGGTCAGCTGGGCCTAACCGAAGAGGTTATGAATGGAACGGCTGATGAAAAGGCTATGTTGAATTATTGGAATCGTACAGTTGAACCGATTCTTACCGCGGTTGTTGAAGCTATGCGACGCACCTTCTTGACTAAAACTGCTCGGACTCAAAAGCAAACGGTTCTATTCTTTAGAGATCCATTCCGTTTGGTACCAATTGAGAACATTGCAGAGATTGCGGACAAGTTTACCCGTAACGAAATTCTGACATCTAATGAAATTCGGCAGGTTGTTGGTATGGCTCCTCACAAGGATCCAAAGGCCGACAAGTTAGTTAACAGCAATATGCCTGCCGAAGGTAAGATGGCAGTTAGACTTACAAACGGTTCTAGTGAAGAAGTTCCGGCGGTTCCTCCATTGGTGCCGAGGGTATCAAATGGCCGATGATCTAAGATTTAAGGAAGGAAGTCAAAATGGGAGAAAAGGCTAAGCCTGATTTCAGCGGCTATGCCACCAAAGCTGGGCTTGAGTGTTCCGATGGCCGGACGATCATGCCAGATGCCTTCAAGCATCAGGATACTCTAACCGTTCCGCTTGTCTGGCAGCACACTCATAGTGAGCCCAGCAATGTGCTTGGTCATGCTATTCTTGAGAATCGTGAAGATGGCGTTTACACATATGGTTTCTTCAACGATACCGATGCAGCTAAGCACGCTCGGACGTTGGTGAATCATGGTGACATCAAGTCGTTGTCGATCTATGCCAATCAGCTCACCGAGAAGGGTAAGAAGGTTCTTCACGGATTTATTCGTGAAGTCAGCTTGGTCTTGTCGGGCGCTAACCCTGGCGCGCTGATTGACAACATTACTTTGGCGCATGGTGATGGCGATATGGTTACGTTGGAAGATGAAGCCATCATTTACACCGGTTTGGAACTTCATCACGGCGATGAAGACTCTTCAAAGGAAGAAGAGAAGAAGGAAGTTGAGCACGCCGAAGATGATCCAACTATTCAAGAAGTTTACGATTCGATGAGTGATGAACAGAAGGAAGTTGTTCATTACATGGTTGGTACTGCGCTCGCTGAAAGGAAGAAGGAGCTCGAGCAGGCTGACGGGAAATCTGAATCGGATCTTACCCATGAAGATAAAGAGGAAGGACGGCGCATGACCCGTAATGTCTTCGAGGAGAAGGAGCGCGAAGGCAAGAAGGAAGAGAAGCACACCCTTACGCATGATGCTATTAAGGGAATCGTTGCCGATGCTCAGAAGATGGGCTCACTGAAGGACGCGGTTGAGGCTTATGCGCTTCAGCATGGCATCGATAACATCGAGGTTCTCTTCCCGGATGCTCGCACTCTTACTAGTACTCCTGAGTTTGATCAGAGGCGAGTTGAGTGGGTTTCGGGTGTCATTAATGGTACTAGGCATTCGCCGTTCTCTCGCATCAAGTCTATCGTTGCTGATATTACCTTCGATGAGGCCCGTGCTTTGGGTTACATCAAGGGAAATCTGAAGAAAGAAGAGTTCTTCGGTGTGTCGACGCGTTCAACCTCGCCCAGCACGGTCTATAAGAAGCAGAAGCTTGATCGTGATGATATCATCGATATTACGGACTTCGATGTCGTGGCTTGGCTTAAGGCTGAGATGCGTCTGATGCTGGACGAGGAGCTCGCGCGCGCGGTACTCATTGGCGATGGTCGTGATGTCTCTGATGACGACAAGATCAAGGACCCGGCCGGAGCTCCCGAAGGTGCGGGCATTCGTTCTATTATGAACGACCATGATCTATATGTAGCAACTATCACGGTTGATGATTCAGCTACTCCAGATGAAGTTGTTGATGCCTTTGTTGCAAATATGGGATACTACAAGGGTTCTGGTTCTCCAACATTCTATACCACGCTTCCTTTCCTTTCGTCGTTGTTGGTTTTCCGGGATAACGATGGGCATCGTCTTTGGAGAACTACTTCTGAGCTTGCCTCGGAGATGGGTGTTTCCAATATCGTGACAGTCGAAGTTATGGAGGGTGAGCCGAATCTGCTTGGTATCGTCGTGAATTTGAAGGACTATACGATTGGTGCCGATAAGGGTGGAGACGTCAATTTCTTCGATGACTTCGATATCGATTATAACCAGTACAAGTATCTCTTGGAGACCCGTGTTTCGGGCGCTCTGACGAAGATCCGTTCGGCTCTGGTTATTCGCAGAGCTTCTACTGGTGGTACGCTTGCGACTCCGGTACAGCCTTCAGTCGCGGCTAACGTGATCACGCGACCGACCACTACTGGTGTTCAGTACAACAATAAGGCAACCGGTACGCAGATGGCTGCAACTGTTACTCTGGATGCAGTTACTGTGCCTGAGTTCACGGTCGAAGCTGTACCGACGGCTGGTTACTACTTCACCACCGACCAGGAAGACGAGTGGACGTTCGAGTATACGGCGTAAGGTAGGTCTCTTATGGCAAGGTTCTATGGTCGTGTTGGATATGCCGAACAATCTAGTGAAGCTGCACCTGGAGTATTTGTAGAAATCATAGTCGAGAAATCATATTACGGAGAAGTTATTCGAAATACTAGAAATCTCCGTGAAGGAGAGAATCTTAATCCCGATCTCAGTGTGCAAAACGCAATTAGTATTGTGGCTGATGCATATGCTAATGATCATTTCCATGCCATTCGTTATGTGGAATGGGCGGGGGTTTTGTGGACGGTTTCCAGCGTCGAAGTGCAAAGCCCCCGTCTTCTGCTGAGATTGG